GGTACTACAGTACATTTACAATATTCCAAGGGGGCTTGGAGAGGCAGGGCTTGTTGCGGCGACGAAAAATATTGCGACCCGTGCAAAGTAACAACTCTTCCTAATGGAGATCCTTCTAACTGTCATTATGCAAATGGCCGATTTGCTTCCCAAAAAGGCGCGTTTAAAGGTGAATTCTTAGACAGCAACGACCAAGTAAATGATCAGTTTGACTTGGGAGCAAATGCTTACAGGACAAGAGAAGAAGACTGGTCTCCTAATCAGGAAATAGGAGACCTATTAGAGCTAGATGAGAAGCTAGTAGGGGCTGATGGGAAAAAATTTGATTCTGGACAACCCGCCGACCCTCTAATTAATTTTGCCAATCAAAAGGTTTCTGTTAGTTCTCAGTCTCTTGAAATGCACGATAAGGATACTTGTATTGTAGATGGATTTACTCCAAATAAAAAAGATGGATGGTGTAGAAATCCTATATATGGAACAGAGGTTGTAGAACGCATGCTGAATATGGCCCAGACAATGCTATGGGACACTAAATCAAAATGTATAAAAGGTGGGATAAAATCCATTAGTTCTCCCGAATGCCCCAATTGCGGCACTGATCATTGCGTAAACTCCCAAGGGGATAAAGAGCTTCAGTACTCAACTAGAGATGATTGTGTAGACGCGGAAAATGTATGGGTTAAAAATTTAACTTTAAATTATGAATGGGTTGACTGGGATTATGACAGGAAATCCTGTTGCGGAGGTGCGATATTAAACTACGATCACCCTTCACGAACCCCGCAGATGGTAAAAGCTGATGATCCTAATATGGAAAACCCAGTTTGCTTTACTCCTCATGCAGAATATACCCTTACTGCCCCAACAATGTCGATTAATAATCAACATGATCGTGAAACGTTCTTAATTGATACTGAGGATTATTGGACTTTAGTTATAAGACCATGCGCATTTTGGAGAAGCTGTGGAAATCCAAACAACCCGGAGGGAGATAGTCAAGCCGGAGAAGAAATAGTTTTAAACATTCCGGTAAACCAGTTATTGAATGATTCTAACTTTAATCTAACACTAAGTGACGAGATTACTCCAACAGACCCGTTTGACTCTGGAAGAACTACGGATAGATCAGGTTTTCAAAGCAGAACCAAATGGAGAGAACCGCAACCATTGTGGAATCACACAATGGGTAGCATTATGGGCAATCCTGCTGAGCAATTGTTTAGTTCTGTTTATCCCGGAAGAGTTGCTGGACCATTCCCCGGAGACGCCATTAACAAAAATCGATGGGAATGGTGGTGTAGTTGGCCTGATGCTAATATGGACGGCATTGCAGACGGAGTGCTGGAATCAGGAGGAGATCATTTGAATCAAGATAAAAACGGTGGCTCTGCGGCACCGGGTTGGGGCTCTCATTGTGACCAATGGACCTATTATGACGCCGGTCCCACTTGGTGGCGCAAAGCTGATTCAACTTTAAACCACAAATTCTTTGGCAATATGCTTAATGCTAAAGGAGCTGATAGATTCTATGGTTTTAATTTACAGCCACAGCCATTTAAAGCCACTGAAGAAAAACAAAATAGAGCCAAGACTCTAGAACAAGCAGCTATAGACCATAGGCACTGGCAGTTATGTGTAGACCACGCTTTAGGCAAGTCATATTGTACAGGAACATATCCGGGGTCATGTGACAAACTTAAACAAGGAGAATGCGATCAGTTTAAAAAAGGAAGTTGTGCGAAACCAGAAGTGCCGGCGTATTGTAAGAAGTCTTGTAGCGAATCAATACCAGCAGGATGCTGGCAGAAAAATGGTGCTGCGGCAGATACGGAAATTTTTGGATTCGAGGCCGTTGGGGGTGCCGTCATTGATAACGAAGCGGCCTGCATAGCGGAGCTAGCGTATCTGGGTTACGAAGGGTATTTCCAACCAGAACATATATGTAAAGACTCAACATCATGTGAAAACCCTGTTGCCAGAAACAACGCCCGTGTTAATACGTGTGGTGGAACATGGAATTCAAACTGTACAAACAAACAAAAATGTAGAGATTCTATAACCAATGGAGGTTGTGATTCAGAATGGGTTGATGCAGTACAATGCGACACTAAAGATAAATGTCAAGATGCAAATATATGTAAATCACGATGGACTGACGGTGCTAAATGTCTAGATGAAACTTCTTGCAGAGATGACTGTAAATATGACGCGAACGGTGTTCTCCAAGGTATTGGAACATGGACTGCTGGGGGTGAATGTGACGTTAACAATTGTCATCTAGCTAAAGCAACTGGTGGTTGTGATGGATCGTGGATACCCGGAAGAAGATGCAGCCAAGATGATTGTGAAGCTGATCCGGTAATAAACCCAAATAGCTGTAACGCTGAATGGATTCAAGGTGTTGGAACAGGCGGCGGCGGTTGGTTCTGGAACTACGGTCCAGACTATTTCTTATACTATGATTTCATAGCCAACGATGAAATTCTTGTTACTGGTTCAGGGGGACCAGCAAACACAGGTATTAAACCCGGAGGTAACTGTGAAAGAGTCTCTGATTTAGCTAGAGGTTATATACAAGACCATATTGGATTTTTGACAAAAAGCACCTGCGGTTTTGCTCAGTGGGTTGGGTGGTATCCTCATAGTGACTCTGCTAATAACGATTTTAGTTGCCCTAAGTGTGAAAAACTTATTAAAGCTACGTGTGCGACTACTGGGACTTGTAAATTCCATGATGATACCTTTGAACACGCGAAAGAAGCTGATTGTGACACTAAAGGTAAATGCGTTGGGCAGCCGGGCATAATTGATGAAACTACTTGTATTTTGGCAGGCGAAACTTGGGAACCTGCTAAATGGGAGGCGTGTTGCGAATGGTCAGAACGTTGTAATGAACAAGTACAACAATATGACGCAGCAGCGAGTTTAGCCGCTGGGACACCGGTTTATTTCTTTAGAGATGCGGCAGACAAAGATGAATGTGAAAGATCTGTAAATGATACTCCGCCGGGAGCTGGAGGAGAATGGACAGAAGAATGCGTAAGTATTAAAACATTTGAGACATGTATTGAGCCAGAACTAATTCCAGAAGATTTTGCTGACATTGTATTGGGAGAAAGGCAATGTGTATTTCACGATGGAACTGTTGTACAAGGAATACCTTACCCCGCTTGTGCGAATGGCGACATTGGCAAATGCGCAAAAGGCTTTGATGTAAATGGAAATCGAATTATAATTAACGAACCAAACGAAACTGACTGTGAAGCCGCAGGCGGAATTTGGATGCCTGCTAAATTGGGAAAGGTTGGGAAAACCAATGATTATTCGGGTTATCCACTACGAGAGTTAGATAACATTATTAAGTTAAGAGTTTCTCCTGACGAATTAATAGGATCAAACGCTGCGGGCACCAGAGATTCAATGGAGTATTGGCATGAAACTGGTTTATTTCCTAAAGGAGAAATAGCCAGCTATGTTAATAATAGCTGTGTAGGAACTATCGGTAGTGGAAGAATTCAATACGCAAGCAATAGCAGTCCTATAAAAATAACTTCTCGAAACCACTTTCTTCATGATGGAGACTTAATTGACGTAAAAGGAGTCTTAGGAAACTTTGCCGCAAACGTCATGTCTAATAGAGAGCGGATGGGGATTCAATGGGAAGATACTATTTACAAACCTTGTTTTGGAGAGACTTGCGATAAAATAACATGGCCTAACTCGATTTGCCCATACGAAACTGTATGTCAAAATGCTAACGGAAACAAAATACCAAATAAAAATCCTTTAAGCTGTCGTACTGGAGAATGCGTAGACGCAAACGGCAAAGAGACACTTAAAGAAGATGCTAGCACCTGTTTGTCAAAAAAAGAGTGCCTTGATAGTAAAGCAAAGACGGTTCCTTGCCAAGGATCAACAACGCAAGCAGGGTGCAAGTGCCCTAGTGGATATGGTAAAGTCGTAACAAAAACCTTTTCATGTTTAGCCAAAGCTGGTCAATGTATAAATACTGCGGGAGATGTGCCAGTTAATCTGAATGAGGCTAGCTGTGTAACAAAAGACCCCGAATGCGTATGCGTCGGATGCGGGGGTTTTTCACTACAAGACTGTCCGCCGGGTCAATGGGTAATATACCCACAATATAAATGGCTTCCATCGGGCAGACAACACCCAAGAGACCCGGCGAATGAGGGTCACTGTAGTCCTTCCAATGACTGGGAATGGACTCCAGCTGTGTACGCCTGTAATAAAGGAGGCGCGCTAGGATGCGGAGGATCAGCATGGCTTAATCCCGGAACTTGGGTTGAGTATTGCGATAGTAATAAATTCTTTGCTTGTGACGGGTCTGTAATTGGTGGAGAAGAACCTGACCCAGCTCCCTTCTTTGTAGCTAAAAATACAACTATAGATACGTTTGATTTATACACTTGCGATAAAACTCCTGTTGATGGACAAATCACAAATAGGATAAACCTTGCGGGAGATTTAAAATGTAGCACTGTTCCTATCGACATGGTTTGCGTCTCTAATTATGGAGTAGCAACGTATGAAAAAATCGTAAGTCAATTCTATGAAGTTGATCCTAAAGGTTATGGGAATGTTCAATTACCCACTATTTCAGGGCCTAAAGCAGGACCTTTTAACGCATCAACATGTGCCAACTATGGAATGTGCGTTATACCCTTTAACGCAGAGGGCATTGACGAATCTTTTATGAGTAAAGAAGATTGTACTGAATTGGCAAAGGCTTTTTCTGAAGTTCATCCGGGTTTACCATACACGGACACTAAACAAAAATACATCAACGCCTGCTTTGATATAAATGGAGATAGAGATAATAGTCAAGAACTTCTAGATAACATATTTAATTTTGCAGACTTTGCCAAAGTTTGTAGAACGAAGCATTCGGCATGTATTGTTGCTGGCAAAGTTGATCCCAACCTCACACAGGCAATGTGTTCAGCCTATGGTGGCATATGGCAAGAACCCACTGTTTCAACAAACTTATATAACAACTGTGTTGTTGGCGGCACAAACTTTGACAAATGTTGGAATCCTGCAACGTGGGCTGACAAGAGATTAGTAATTTCGAGCGGTGGAACTGGACTTTACGGCGGCTCTATTTATAAGGCGTGTCCATTTACCGGAGAATGGATAACTTACAATCAAAACCTTGCTCCGGACTACATGATTCACGCAAGCCCTGATTCCTTTAATATAGAATACAGAGAAAACTTTGGTGGGACTAGCAAACGTTCAGAACCTGATGCCAACGATTACTATGTGCAAATTGAACAAAAGGGTATTTGTCCAGTTTGTTGTGATCATTTTATGCCAGAAAAACTAACCGCTACGTTAAATGCTGAATCTAGTGAGATTTTAAACTTGATGGGGTGTGGTGTAGACACATGTTTTGAACCACAAGTTTGTTTAGACGATAAGGGAAATACAACAGCTTTTAAGAATGCGGCTGATTGTGCAGGCGCAGGCGTAGATCATGTTTGGATTGAAGATTACAACTCCAGAGACATGGCGAGCAACGATCTGCTGGCAATCAGATACAATGGTAGTTGCTGTGGGTCGAGTGGCCGTGGTTCACAAAAAAGTTGTGCTCATGTACATACCGAACAAAACAAGATACCGTTACATGACGGTACAGGCAATGCCGTCACCGGGCCGCCGGGTGGTCCTATGAGTAACAATGGGCAATCTTGCTGCACAGGTTGGTCGGGATTTGATCCATGTGATTGCGTTCAAGATGAAAATGAATTTCCTACATGTGAACAATTTGTTTCAAGGGCGGGAGAATGTGATTTTACAACCTTTGGGGATATAGTAACCAAGGGTAATCTTACAGGAACTTGTAAACGAAAAGTAGTCGTTCCCGCAGGGGGCGGCGTGCCAGCAACGTTTTCCTATTATTGGGATTTTGACCCATGTGTTTGTTATCCTAACAATGTTGCTATGCAATGTGAACCGGATATAGTACATCCTTTCGATACTGAAGGTTCGAATTCGTGTGAACAACAGAAGACAAAGCAGGTGCCGCCGCTGTCGGGAATACACATTTATGATAATGCAGCGTCAACTGGATGTGGTTTTATAGAATCTAAAAGCGCGACGGTGGATGATTCATGCTATAACTATAGCTATGGAGGAGTGCCAGTAGATAACACCTGTCCGGGTCTTCCAACATTGAAAGAGGTTGCTACCGCGAGCTCTCCGGGTTCTGTCTCTCTTTTAGATGTTGATTTAGAATATGACGGAACTGTCTGGCGTTCTGAATGGACTCTTATGAAAGAGGTAGGCACTAAACAATGTAAGAAATTAAAGTGGGACACAAATTGTCATATAAATGACGGTAATGGTAACCCTAAGGAGATCATTCCTATAAATGCTGATTGCAATGGATGTGATATGCCTCAAGCAATTAGAAGAGGAGTATTTAACAAAAACTCAGGCAAATGGAGTGAAGTAAAAAATCCTATCGACCCAACAAAAGCTACTTCCCACGGGGAAGTGAATCAACAAGATGGTCATTTTATTAGACTAATAATGGGCTGCGGTAATGCTATACCTTCTATAGAAGACGGGTATTTAAATGACGGTGGTTTTGGACCCGGTCCTCATTCTTATAAAGATAACGGGATAAAGCTATGGGCTGAGATTACTAATTGCACATTCCATAATAATAATATATCAGAGACGTTACGAGCTAATCGTGTAAGTGATGGAGTTCGTGGTAACTATCCTTGTTTTCCGGAGTTGGTAGGGTGTACTACTAAAGATTCCCGACTAAACGCTCCTGTGAAGTATCCTTTTGTGGGTGGTGTAGTTGTAGATATTCCGGATGATGAAAGAAAGTATGCTTTTGCTGGAACTTGTGTAAATTCTCATCATTGTGGACCAAAAGGCCCTTGTCACAAAACTATATGTTGCACATATGTAGGTAATGACCACCAATACCAGTTAGAGGGGCCATTATGGTCTGGGGCAGTTGCTTGTTCTACAGGCGGGGATATATCTCATAAATGCCAAACTATAGGCTTTGATCCAACACCTAAAAAACCACCAGAAACGTTTACTGTTTATGACATAATTAATGTTGACCATGAAACAGGAGCTGGAACCCTTGTTGTCAACGCTTATCCGCTAAATTCTCATGGTGTGGGTGGTGTAGTTGTAGATATTCCGCGTGAAGGAAAACAACGAAACTGTAGTTATTCCGCAGGCACAACGATTAGCGTGGGTTTAGCTGATTTACAGGATGCAGAATCTGATACTCTTGGTAGCTATCCAAGAAATAATAAGTCAAAAAACCCTCTGTTAAGAGGTACTGTATTAACTAGTCCTATAAAGGACGGTCAAGCTCATGCTTGGACAGGGACACCGCCCGGTACTTACTATGCCCCAGAGCTGCTTGGCATTGGTGATAGTGTAGGAAGGGAAGAGTATGGTCAGAACAACTATATGCTTATTGATGTCGAAGACGTGACACAGCTTATCACCAAAAACCCAAGAAAAAATAGACACTTAAAATACGGAGATATAGGATATGGGGAGAAAGTAGGCGGTGGTGACGATGAGACAAAATTCTTAAAAATTACCGATACTAATAGAGAAACCAATAAAGAGATGCCGCATCCTTTTGGGATTAATCCATATCCAGTAGGAACACAAACTAAATCAGGTCTCTCAGAAAGTACAATGTGGCCAAGAGGAGAAATTCTTTCAGACAATTTAGAAAGTCTTAGAACGATAGGAGACATCAATAATCCGGGAAGAACTGGAGTCACTCTTAGCTCTCTTGAGTATTTGCGTGGTAATAAAAAAATTACGGACAAATTTGTAGGATTAAGCAAGATTGGAGTAAAAGCAGAGTTAGAAATAACGTCTTTTGAAAACGTATACGACGAAGATGAAAAGGCTGGGTATTGCGCAGGAAACCAAAATTATAAAACATTTACTGATTGCACGAATAATAGGTACGTGTGGATTCCTAATTTTCTACACACTGTGGTGTACAACAAGATGAGTAATGAGACATCGCCATTGGGTGCAGTTCCTTTTAAAGAAGATGAAAAGATTATAATTAGCTCAACCATAGCTTATAGAGCGACATGTAGAAACTCTAGAATGGGGTATTGCTCAACACCTAGTGGTTCTGGAAAAAGCTATGATATAAATCAATGTTCAAGATATGGAGGAAAATGGGTTCAGGTTGTCAATGATTATCCAGATGGAGACCAAAGACTGTGCGATGCTTTTGAGGGAGAATGGGTAGTAGGAATTAGAAACGATGACCTTGATGCAAATGGTTTTTATGTTGACCCAAATAATCTTCGACCACATGATTTACCGGGGAGACAAGAAGATTTTGAAAAGGGATGCCCTGTATCATGTCAATTAAAAGGTTTTTATACAGAGAACGCATGTGATCCATTAACAGACGACAACCCTAAAGGAGAATGTCATGATTGCATTATAGACCTTGATGGAACTCTAATAGGATGTCCTTTATCTCCCGTTGATGGAGCTCATATTGTTGCTAGAAGCTCATCAATATACAAGTATTTATCTCCATCAAGCGTACGAGGCGAAATAGAGACTAAAGATGCTGAAGAACTGGAACCTTTACCTCAGGCATATGGTTTTATAATAACTGACGAATATCACATAACGACTAATAACGAAGGAAATTTGTCGTCACTTGAAGATGCTCCATACCCAGATGTTGAAGATGAGATATTGTATGGAGCTACGATATTTGATTACAAGGGCTGGTACGCAGACCCCACAAATAACCCTCCGGGGCTTCGGCCTTATTCACCATATGTATCAAACATAGATGAATGCGAAAAAGAATTCCGTGAACATTGTTTATTTGAAAAGACTATAAAACAATGCACCGACATAAACGGATATATTATACTTCCCCAACAAGGATATCACTTGGGAATACAAGAATCTAAAAATTGTCATGAAAAGGTAATTTATAATTTTATCTGTTTTGATTCAACACCGCTGGGCTTACCCAACCCGAAACCTGAAGCATATGTAGCAGTCCAAACCCCACAAGACTGTGAGGCTGCGGATCACACAGTTTTATATGACGGGTATTTTAACACTCCGGCAAGAAAAGTTTATAGAAGTAGAGTAGACAACGACGCAGCAGATAAAGTTTTTGATTTTCCTTATTCTAAACGTGTTGTTAGAGACTCTTTGTTTAGAGATAAAGCGAACATGTTTAAGATGGGAGTCAATGAAGATGGCAGGGATAGGGTATATTTAGACACCTTGGAAAGAAAACCATCTGTATATAATTATGGGCCATCAAAAAGAAAGTGGAAAGGTGTTATATACATTGGAGAAATTGCAGGCAACCAATTCATGGATAATTTTGCTACCGCGACTATTACTTTTACCGGTGATTGCAATATTGATGAAACTATTACTATCGAAGACGCTGACGGGGTTGTTAAAACTTATACTGCTAAAGCTTCATCACTTGCCGCAGATGGTCATTTTGTTAATACTACTAAAGTTGCAGCTGCTTCGGCACTCCAAGCTTCTATCCGACATGCAAACGGTCATAACGGAATGATTTCTGTACAGCATGATGGCTCTGGAGTATTAACTTTAACTCAAAGAGGGGCTGGAGCTAACGGCAATACTACAATTACTGAAAACTTGACTAATTGCACCGTAACAGATTTTAATGGTGGGGCAAAAGACAAAGAAGATTACTCACAATACACAACTGAAGAAAACGCAGACAAATTTTCTTATTGGACTAGGCATGGAGGAGCATTTGATGTGATTGTAGGAGCTCCTGTTCCTGAAAATAATTGCAGAGATGCAAATAGTGACAGCCCTGTTAATTTAGATTTTTGGCTGGACTTCCCCCAGATATGTTGTAATTCAAGAGGTCCACTAAGTTTTTGGAATTGTGAGGGTAAATGTTATCCCCATCATTATGATGGGCCTGCGTTTGAAGATTTAGAATTGGCATTTGGAAAACAAGGAAATTCAGTAATTCATTGCAACATACACGAAACTATACAAGGAGGATAAAATGAAAGGTTTTTTCGAGGAACAAGACGACAGTAATTTCTTAGAGAAGAAGCACCCAAAGAAGCAAAAGCCGCAAGTTTTTGACATGGCTTCAACTTCTAATAAAGAATTCCCTGCTGTCACCCCTTGTCAATGTAAGATGGAAGAAGGCCAAGAGAGCCTACTTTGCAATAGGCATAAATGTATTAAAAGTAAATCCCTACATGGTTTATGCAAATACAAACAGGTTTATTTTGACTTATGGGAATCTGGAGAAGGACCAATGCAGGATATGATAACACAAGGTGGTTTTGACAGGTCTGTCACGATCACAAAAGAGGAAGCAGAAGATAAAGAGCAGAAGTTCTTTATGGGAGATCCTGAAATACCTTTAAAATCTAGGGGTTTAGGGGATACGTTAGCTAAGTTTAATAAAGTAACCGGCGTTAAGAAAGTTGTTAAAACTGTATTTGATGCATTTAACAAAGATTGTGGATGCAGCGAAAGACAGCGTAAGATTAATAAAATGTTTCCATATAAGAATGGGCAACAAGAAATTACTAAAACAAAAGGCTTTTTTGACTAATGGTGTATAATATAATAGAAAAAAGCTCTAAGGAGATTAAAACATGGCCTCAATAAGTTTCTTTGCTGGAAGCACTTCTATAAACAACCTATCTGGTTCTGGATTAGGTTTTTTTGGTGGTTCTTTTGGTCAATCAGTACAATTAAACAGCTTCCAAGATACTACATACATTACTAATGGTAATGGTAGTACTAATGGTGGTGCTGGAAATAACGTTAAATATTCAACAGATGCTAAAGCTTTTGCTGGGGGAATCGTTCCTGCAACGGGTTTGAAATACATCCCAAATGAAAAAGCTAGTTTAAATGTCAGGTTCACTAACGACACTGCTGTTAGAACTCAGAACTGTAAGCTTCGAATCTTTGATAGAGTCAACAAAGATCATGCTGCTAGTGGTGTTATTACTAGAGTAGCAGAATTGCTACACCCATCTACTTCTTATTCAGTAGAAGGTTCTGGAGATACCACTTGGTGGGGAAGTTCTACTCACGATGGCTCAGATGCTCAGGGTACTTATGCTGGGTCTTCTAACCCTAGTGACAGGCTTCCTACTGGTACTAATACTGTGGGTGGAAGTGGTATTTTTGTGCCGCTTGCTCAATCGCCGGGACCAAGTGGTTACTATTCTGGTAATGGTTCTGCCAATACGGGTCAATACACTCAGCATGACTGGTATGTGGGCCTCACGGCTTCTCCTGACAGCATTGGAAGTAAAACCCAATATGGTCTCTATGTAGAATTAGAGTACCTATAAACCACAATCTGTGCTGTTTCAAGACAAATAAAAAACCCTCGCCAATCACTTGACGAGGGTTTTTTTACATCCTTGTTATTCTTCCTTCTTAGTTTCAGGGTTCCATTTAACCCATCCACCATCAGGAAGCCAGTTGCCGTCCTTGTCTTTACGTCGAGGGAATAGTCTTCCACCCTTTTTCATAGCTCCAAAGGCTAATTTAGCCCCACAGTCTGCACACCGAGCTTCGTAATATAGATTCTCATCTACATTTCTAACTTGATAGCGTATGTTTTCACTGCCGCATTTACCACACTTGGTTTCTGCAAAGATTTCTTGAAAACTAGCAAGCTGTTGAAAAACTTCAACCTGCGTGTCTGCATCGATTTCTAAAGTAATGCTACCAACCGTATAAGTAATCTTCATCATTCTCTCCAATTAGTCTTGTGACCTTTAATATTTTCGGGAATTATCCCGCCATCGTTTTGATAAGTGTTAAGAACCTTAATCATTTTCTTAGCACTATCTCTCGTAACTTCGCCAACGTTAGCAAAAGAACTATTTCCCATATTTATAAAAGCAAAAGCGTCAATATCTAGCTGACCGCATTTATTGTCAATAAATTGGATTTGTTGACTGCTAATTTTTGTGTTAGATTCATATTCACCAGAAGCTGGTGCTTTTTTGATAGAATCTTTAACAATACTAACAATGTCTTTCTTTGCCAGTTCCTCCGCAGCAAGACATCGAAGCTTCAAGGCTTTGCGTAAAGCTCGACCTTCTGCTCTAGTGCTTGCTGTGGCTACTGGATGTGCGCAAAATAAATCGTCTGTATTTCCATGCCAAACATCAGCCACTTCTTTAAAGATTCTGTTATCGCCTGAATTCATCCAGTTAAACACTACTTTAAAAACTACAGTGGCACGACCCGGAGATAAACCATCTGTAGACGGAAATACCGTTTCAGGGCCAGATTCAATGATGTCTCCTAATAATAACTCAGCTACCCGCCGTAGTCCAGCACAAATGGGATTACCGTCGATTAGTTCATTCTTTTTAAAATGACCCATGACATAATCAATCCATTCGTCACTAAACATAGAAGGTTTTTCTTCTTCTGTTTGTCCAGCGGTTTCTTTTATGACTGCGACATTTTCCTGACTCTCTTCGGTCATGTCCTCAAAAATGTCATCTTCAATATTAACCTGCATTGTTACAAAATCTTCATCTTTAGCCATGACAGCCTCCACTAGTTCAACCAAATCTTTTTTCTTTGCGCCGGACGGAATAGCGCAATTATATTCTTCCAATATTGTTTTTAGCTCTTTAATGCTATTATCGTTGTAATTCATTATGCCTCTATTTCAATTAATCTTTTTGTTGCTGGAGGAAAGTTTTCTTTGATTTTATCCAACTCTATCAAGATGGCAGCTAGGGTATCTCGCATATTCTTTTGGGATAGATTACGGATAATGTTTTTAACCCGTAAAATAACAAAACCTCTAGTTATTAATAAACCAGCCTTTTGAGCGTCAGACCTAATATTTCTCTGAAGACTCTCTTGACCCCAAATTGGCAAGAAATGAGCTGGTCCATCAATTTCAATTGCCGTATTGATAGACGGGACAAACAAGTCAATTTCTAACTTCTCGTTAGGAACCAAACCTCTTTTGTGAAATATAGTATCATATCCGGATTCGGTCAACCCCTTATAAATAAATTTCTCAATCTTTGATCCTTCTTTACTGGTTCTTCGAACAGCTTCGGCGGCTAGTTTACGAAGATTTGCTTTGTCCTCATCCGACATTTCGTCCCATTGCTTCTTAGACATGGCTGCTCTTCGTTCTCTTTCGTCTTCTTCCATGTTATCCCAGTAAGTCGCCATGCCGTTACTGATAGCTATCTTCTCGGCACTTGTTCTCTTCTTGCCTCTCGTTGGATGTTCATGTCTACCGCTTTCAATAGCTACTGTTTGTGCGGAACTCTTGTCTCGAAGCGGAACCCCAAGAGTATTTAAAGCCCGTCGAATTTTATTCGGATAGGTTTTTAATTCCTGAGCAATTTCATAAGTGCTCTTTTTCTTGTCGGTGTATTGCAAGATGATATATTCTTTATGCTTGTTGATAAATGCACTACTCATTTGTGATCCTCACTATATTTTCTATGTTAAAGTCGTTTACTATATGTTTTACTTTTCTGTTGCAATAGTTTTCTATTGCTTTTGCGTGTTCATCACTCCTAGCAATTAATTCCACTGAAGGATTAATAAAAGCTTGAACTGACTGTTCGAAATCTTTATGGTCTCGTCTCATCCATTCTAAATCCCACACATAGAAAAACTTCTTCACAGGAGAAAAAGATTTAATCAGTGATAAGGTTGTTGAAATACTAGTTGAGATTAGAACTCCATCAAAACTCCATATCTCATTAAATGACATTGTTGCAAAATTTGGATTTAAAACACTCGATGCTGAGTCTTCAAAAAACAAGACAAAGTCATCGTTTGTATCATCAAGATATTCATTTATATTTTTTATTAAGAAAAAGGACATTTGGCTAGAACTAGTTTCATTAACCAAGAATCCTATTTGCTTATTTTTTACTATCGGCATATTTTTTGTGCTCTATGTACCATTCTACAGTTGCTTTAATACCGTCTTCTATATCTATAGGAGTAATGTCAATATACTCCTGCATTCTTGTTGTGTCTAGCAATTTTTTAAGTTGTCCGTCAGGCTTGTCTGTATTCCAGTGTACATTACCTTGATAGCCAATAGATTTAGATATGTATTCTACCAGTTCTTTAATAGATATATCTTTCCCCGTACCTATATTAAGTGGTTGGCTATGATCATCGTATTTCTGTAAAGCTTGAATTATCGCTTCGGCAGCGTCGTCCACATACATGAACTCTCTCATTGGGTCACCAGTCCCCCAACATTCTACGCTATCTTCGCCTTCTTGCATTGCTTCAACAAATTTCTTTACTAAAGCCCCGACAACTTTTGTTCTAATAAGATTAAAGGTGTCATTTGGGCCATACAGGTTGGTAACACAAACTGTTACGGCATTTAGTCCGTATTGCTCATTGTAAGCTTCTGCTGCGGTTTGTAATGTTCTCTTTGCTATTCCGTGTGCTCTAATAGTTTTATTCGGTTGACCTTCCCAGAAGGTTTCTTCTTTTAATAAATCCATACCCGTATCTGGATAAGCGCAAGAGGTCATTATAGATACCATCTTTTTAACACCTACATATTGACAGGCATAATGAAGATTCAATCCCATTATAGTATTTGAATATAGTATATCTGCGGGATACATCCTATTGAATTCAATTCCTCCGTTATAGCCAGCAGCGTGAATACAGTAGTCTGGCTTAGAGGCAGTCAAGAAATGTATAATTGCTTCTACATGATGTAGGTTTACTTCTTCACTTTTAACTAGTATCGGTATTCCACCTTTTTCTTCTATCTTCTTACAGATAGCAGAACCTAGGAATCCCTGACTGCCAGTAACTAATATCTTTTTGTCTTTTAAGTCTATCATGCGTACTGATGTCTTATTTGTAAAAGGGGTGCTACTTTGATTAATTCTTGTATTCCGGTTTTCATGTCAACATCACAAGAGAACCCTTCGGAGTCTAGTTTATCATAACTAACTTCATAATCTCTTTGATCAGCGTCTGTGCCAATTTCTTCGTAATGAACAAAACATCCTGTATGCTCTTTAACATACTCTGCTAACTCTCTCTTTGTCCAGTTCAGGTGATTCGCCCCACAATTATACACAGAATGGCTCCAATTGCCCATATTTTCAAAGCCCATTATAAAAGCCTTGGACATATCCCGAACATGGATAAAGGTTCTGCGAAAATCAGCTTGAAAAATAGTAAGAATCTTATTTGTGACTGCCTGATATACGAAATCATTTACAAGAAGGTTCACCCGCATTGATGGGCTAACTCCAAACCCAGTTGCGAAACGAAAAGATACAGTATTTTCTTCTTCTCTCATCATCTTCTCTGCGACTAGTTTATTTAAGCCATATTCAGATACCGCATTTAATGGGGAAGTTTCTGTGCATGTACCTTCCACCTTACCATAGACACTGCCTGTAGAAGCGTAAACAATTGGAATGTCTTTAGATTGTAGATTTCTTGCGTTTATAACGTTCATAGTTCCTTGAACATTAACAACTTCAGCAAGTGCTGGCTGAGCTGCACAGTCTGGAAATCCTACAATAGCTGCTAAGTGAATGATTGCATCGCACCCCTTAACGGCTTCATTTATTTGCGTGGAAACTGTTACGTCTCCATATACAAACTCAAAATTAGGATTGATAGCCAGTGGTATGATTGCATCACATTGACCTTTGTTAAAGTTGTCTAAACATTTAACTTTATATCCCTTGTCTAATAGTTGGCGACATAGAACATTTCCTACGTAACCACCACCTCCAGTAACTAGAATTTTCATAATTTCTCCGTAACTTATCTATGACTTGATTATGTCTTTTACAGCCTTGACGATAGCTTGCTTTGACTTGTACTTAGGGGTCCATCCCAAATGTTTTATTTTTGCATTGTCAACAGATATTAGTTTGTTGTCACCTTTCCAATTTGATTTTTCACCAAGCCATTCTATATCTTTGTAAATCTCTAAACTCGCCATTACAGTTTCTGCTACTTCTTCAATGTTTATCATATCATCAGGAACTATATTATAAACACCAGATGCTTCACCCATAGACAATAACATCAGGGCTTGAGTTAAATCGTCAACATGGCAGTATGGTTTAACCGAACCCGGATGAGACCCTAGCGCTTCTAAAGTTGGGTTATTTTTCAACTTTCTAATAAAATCATAAACAACCCCGTGGGTTAACCCACGCCCAACGGTCGCACACATACGGGCCGAAACACCTCTTATTTGCCCCGTGCTAGTATAGTAATTTAAGATACTCTCAGAGGCTCTTTTGGTCATTCCATATATCGAAGTTGGGTCTGTAATGTCTTCTTCTGTATATCCCCCTGAGGAATCTCTATCGCCGTAAACGATAACAGAAGAAGCCAGCACGACCTTAGCTCCTTTCGGAGCCCATTGACAGACCTTCTGCGTGCTGAGTATGTTGCTTTCAAGCATCGAAAATGGCTCGTCACCTTCCATCTTAACGGTTGCCTTACTAGCAAGATGAAAGATATGTTTAGGGTTGTACTGTTTCATGATGTATTTCAAGCCATAAAAACTAGCTTCACTCCTGTCGGAATCTCCCAAATCACACCTATATGATTTTTGTATAAACGGAGACGAGAAAGGTTGTCTGTTTACGCAAACGATACCCCCAAAAACACGCTCATGTTGATGTAGTTCTTTTATTAAGTGTCTACCTATGAACCCACTGGCTCCGGTTACTAGTACAGTCATGTTATACCTCGAATAAACTGCTCATTACTTTAATACATTTATCAGCTTCTTGTTCCATACCTAACTCGGTAAATATCTTTGCAACACGATGGAAGTATGTATGGTTTTTTACAACCGATTCATATCCAGCCTTCATATACTTCAAACGCTCATCAGGATTTTTAATATAGTAGTCTGCTAATTGTTTGAATTCTTCAGGGGTTTTTGCAAAGACCATTTCGCCATTGATGAATACATCATTTACCATAGACTCTACATAGTCGGAGATGCAAAAACCACCAGACATAAGAATCTTAAAGGGTCTTTCGATAATGTCATATCCAAAATCTTGCGAATGGGGTTCACTTATATTAGGAGAGATCGTTGCTGAAGCAAATAGTGACCCAACATTCTCAGAGGCTATCCTCCCTAAGTATTGAGTGACTGGCCAATCTGATGTTCCAAATATTTTAATGTTATAATCCCCAACAGGATGACATAGATTAATCAAGTATTTATCTAGGTTTATAGCTTTATATGGCCAATAACCTCCTACAAATCCTATGTCACACTTAAGAGCCTCTACTGAAGGCCTAAGGGAGAAGTCGAATACATCTGCCCCGTGTATTAGAGAAATAGGCCTTATACCTATATCGTTCCATTTGTTATGCGTTACTTTTATCCAGTTATCGTGGTAATGATTGTGAACAAAATCCGGCTTTCCGGTTTCTATCTTCAATCGTTCCATCAACTTTTTCTCTTTTTCTTGAGCTACAAGAATAGGATACTTTTCTAAATCGATTTCCTTCTGCATGTCGCCCCAATCAGAGGCTCGCATTACCACCTTCATGTGTGGTCTAGACTTTATACATTTAATTAATGCTTCACTAATGTGATAACTTTGACCCATAAACAAGTCTGGCTCAAATTCGTCAAAAGCATCAAATGCCGGTTTTTGGTCTTTATGCCAGAATTGGACTTCGTGTCCCATAGAGGAGAACACTTTAGACCAAGATAACCTTATGTAATAGTGAGCATGAGGGCCATCGCTACTTATTAGAATCTTCATAGTGTTTTACTGCCTGTCTAGCCTCTGTATTTGTTTCAAATGGGCCTAGTTTTTTTTGCGGAATCTTGTCTACAAAATACCAAGCATACCATATTCCGTTTGTGTTAATATAACCCCAAAATTCTTTCATATCATAAATCCTTTAATGAATCTATTTCTTTTATAATCATGCCTTTTGGCTCTTTAGCTTCTATATCAATTCCGTTTTCTATAATAATATTAAATAACTCAAAAGGGTAAAGTTTGTTTTTTCTTTTGTCTGAGCAGAGATCTTTTAACATATCAAAGGACTCATTCTCAAAATATATTATCTGTGACCATTTATTAGGAAGCCCATAAGAAAACATAGTGATTAAATCGTCCACTACCGTTACTCCTACTTCTTCTTCTTTGAATCTTGATTTGGAATCAATCACAGAGCAGGGGCCAGAAGAAGTCAAGTTTCTTATTGAATAAACATTAAATATTAAGTCACCATATATTAACAATAGGTTTCTAGTAGAAGAAGCATTTATTCCTAATCTTATGCTTTCAACAACGCTCGTTTTTTCAAAGTTTGTATTTTCTACAATCCTTACGTAATGAGGAAGTGAATTTATAACCTTTGTTGATTCAAAACCTACTACAACAATTATATCCGCATAAGGATACTCACGTTTAATATTTATAACGGTTTTTTCTAATATTGTTTCTTTTTGGTTTGCTTGCAGCAAGCATTTAGGGCCATAAGATTTCATTCTATGACCCATTCCCGCAGCGGGGATAATAACGGTTAAAGGTAAGCCTTTTTCTCTTCCTGCTCCCTCTTTTTTTATTGATGTTGTGAATCTATTGGGCATGCATCCTCTGTTGTCGTTTTTCCATGACTTTTACCCAATTGTTTCGCCATATTTCTTGGTTAACAATAAAAGATGAATTATTCCCTGTTACTCTTACTTTGGTCAAAGATTTGGGCACATGGGCTATTATAAACTTTTCGCTAATTCTCATCCATAAATCGTAATCTTCGCATGTCCTCATAGTAGAGTCATAGAAACCCGTTTCTTCTAACACTGCTTCTAAGGCTTGTTTTGAAATCAAAGATCCGCTATGGACTATACATTCTTGGACTAAACGTTTTCTGTTGTAAGGCTCTTTATATTCCCTAATAATTTTTCCTGTATCAGAATGAAGGGTGTCGTAGTCCCCATAAACAACACCAATCATTCCTTCGCCACGAGAGAAAACTTTTATACATGATGAAACTTTATCTTCATACATCTCATCGTCAGAATCCAAGATGGCGTATATGTCAGTAAAGCTAATGGTATATTCTATCCCAATGTTTCTAGCGCTACTTGGCCCGCCATTAGGAGATTTAATAGCTATAATATTAGTATTGCCGTACCTACCTGTATTTGTTGTTTTATAAACTTCTAAATCGTGCGATTCATCTCTCTTTGAATTTTTTAAATAGGATTGAATCACTTTCCAAGACCCGTCGGTAGACCCATCGTCCACAATGCAGATATTGAGTTTTCCGGGATAGTCTTGGTTGATAGCACTTTCTATAGCTTTATCAATATAATTTTCATCATTATAGTTAGCTATTAATATAGTGACTGTAGAGAGTGTCATCTTAGTTCATCCCAAGTTTTGATTAGAGAGTTTGTTGATTCAACTTCATCATATTCTTCACCCTCTCGAATTTTCTTTTCTAAGCTAGCGCCTTTATTACCATATAAGAATTTATGAAGAGCCGCCTGAACAGTAAGACCATTGATTCCATCAAACCCTTTTACATATCCGGCTTTTTTAACATCATAGCTTAATGCTTGGTTTAATGTTTTTATTAGGTCGGTAGGTGCTTCTTTTCCAGATTCAAACACGCTATAAAAACCGTTAACGACATTTCCAAATACTTCGTCTATAATTTCATCGTCTGTTAATTCGTTAATAAGATTTTGAACTTTGTAGGGAACTCCGCTATCTTCTAATAAAGACTTAGATTTTTCAATCAAATCTAGATAGCTTTGACTTCTAGTATTTACTATCAATATTTGACGAGGTTTAAATTTTTCTTGATTTAGGATTGATCTTACGGTTATTTCCATTTCGTTTAAATCATCTCGTACTAAAATAATAAAAGTTATTCTAGGATGAGTTTCTTGTTCTAAAACTTCTCTTAAATCTTTACCTTTATTTGCCGTTTTCCAAATTTCTTCTCTATATGTTCGACATCCGTGTTCTAAGACATAGAATTCATTTTCTTCTAAATCTTCTGCTTCAATAACATTGACACCCTGCGCAATGAGTATGTCAATCTTACCAAGCTCACATCCCACTTGTGTTTTTTCTTCTTTTACAGAAAACACGCATTTTTGACACGAAGTGGTTATAATCTGCTCCTGCTCTTCTACTTCCACTTCTTCAAAAGAATCGTCTATAATTTCTGCGGTCATGGTCTGCAAGCCTCTATTAATAGTTTAAAATTGTTAATTCTCTTTTTTGTTACCTTGAACCCCTGAGCCTCAAAAAAACTAGACAGTTCTTCTGCCGTGGTATGGCTAAGGTAAACATCCCAAGCTCCTGAAAATCCGCCATGAATAAGTCGGTTAAACTCATCAGCAGTCATTTGATTTCGATAAAAAGCTTTTGAAACTTCACGAGCGTCTATTGATGTTACTACTATCTTACCGCCGTGCCTTATTTTTTTTGTCCAGTTAGTGAGGGCTTTTGCTACATCGCTCTTCTCTAAGAAGTCTATAACACCTTCCGATATAATCTCTGTACATTCCGCATCTGCGGCGATGTCATCTAAATTACGAACATCTGTAGATAAATCATCAAATTTAGAAACTGGATCTACGTTAATATATCCATTAAGCTTGTTTGTTTCTCCAACAGTTACTCTTATCTTCATATTATCCCTTAAATGTTATATTAGCTGCGCTGTATAATACTTCTTGCCATCTATCTACAAACTGTTTAGTAGAATACCTGTCTAGTATTGTTTGTCTGGCATTGTCGCCAATCTCTTTAGCCATGCCTTTATCATTTAATAAATCAACAAGGTGTTGTTTCATTACGTTAGGGTCGTTAGTCATAAAGCCATTAACTCCATGCTTAATGACTTCAGGAATCATACAATTTTCTGTTGACACAACTGCACACCCACAAGCCATTGCTTCCATTAAGACTGTTGGCACTGGAGACACTGTAGATGTATTAAGAAAAATGGAGCTGTTTTGATAAGCCGATACAAGGTCTGCGGTTGATGCTGCGGGTTCAGAAAGTCCCGGCGTGTCTCCTAACACCTTGTACGGCAGTCCTTGAATAACGTTTTGCCAAATACTAAACCCACAACACCAATCACGATTAATCCAATCGTTTACCACTGAAAGGATTTCGTCTCCTCTTTCTCCATCATGCGAACAAAATAAGTCAGTATCAATACCATGATTAATAACTTGGGTGTCATCTTGCTCTTCCCATCCCCATTCGCCAATACTATGTCCAGATATGAAAAGATTTAAATCTCCTCTCATGTTTCTGACTTGATCTAATATGTCTCCGTCCCATTGAGGCACTGGAAGAGTATGTTCTAAGCTTACCAAAGGAAGATGCATCAACTTAGACAGTTCAAGAGCTTTTTGAAATTGTCCAAACTTATTCTGAGATAGGACTAAATCAAAATCTACATGACTTGGTATTTGTTCATTTCCAAGTTCGGGATTTAGAAGATGATAATTATCTGGAAGTTTAGCGTATGTTTCATTCCAGTCTTTTATACCTTCTGCTCTGTACGAATAAAAACTATGTCCGGTTTTTGCCAACATGCTTTCGTATCGTTCATGAGTAGGAAAAGTCAATATGTTTAACTTCTCATTTGGTTCTCTTGTAGAGGCTCTTATGATACTAGATACAGGGTTAATCATTAAGCAGTCCCTTCATTAACTCTCCAATGTTTTGATGAGAATATTCATAGGCTTGCTCTAAACCTTTTCTCTTCATATTTTTTAAATCTTCATTATTTTCGTAAACATGACGCATTACTTCTCTTAACCCTTGAATACTAACAGAGCACCAGTCCTCATTTCCAGTAAACAGATTAGAAAATGTCTCTGTCATTCCATAAACAGGCTCCATTACTCCTTCTATCAAAAATCCACCTTGTCCAATAAAGTCAGACATTCCTCCAATGTTTGTGCATATAGGAGTTTTACCAAAACCCATTGCATCAAAAGCTGGTATACACCAAGCTTCTCCATAACTAGGCATGACAAAACAATCACAACTATTATGAATCTGGTAAATGTTTTCCTCTTCTAAAGTATTTGTTATTATTAAATCTTCTCTATAGTCATCTATATTTGGAAATCTTTTTAGTCCAACCTTAACTGAGTTACATAAATCTCTGACTTCCAAAGCTAAATCTTCTGGGCTGGTATTATGATGTCCTGTTTTTATTAGAATAGAGACGTCTTCTGAGGGGTCGAACTCTGCGTGAAAAGCCTTGACGAAGGCCTCTAGGTTCTTCCGCTTATTCCAGTCTGCAATTGTGTAGAATATAAAGTTTTCTTTTGCACTAGGAAAGTTTATCTTTTTGTGACCTCTTTCAAACTTAGCGAAGTCACAGGCATGCGGCACTACTTTAATAGGAATAGTCACTCCGCTATCTTCTGAGGATCTTACCATTTGGTTGTTAATGACCCAAGCCTCATCCATCATGTTAATTTTTCTAGACCAGTCCGAATCTATAAAGTTATTAGTCTCTGTAGCATAGAGAGCAATATTCTTTTTAAAAGATGAGCTATATTCCATTAGATGCGGAAGGGTATGCTGAATACACACATCGCAAGATGAGCTATCTTTACCTTCCAGCTCAAGTAATCTACTAGGAAGCTTCGTGTCGGTTACTGCATTTAGCTTTAAGGGGCGTGGAACTACGTCAATTCCAGCAGCATCTAGAGATAATATATAATCAATTGCGGCATTTCCCCAGCCTGTGCCATCTCTATAACAACCTATGTATAAGACTTTCATTTGATAAATTCTTTTCTTACAGATTCCCAATGATTCCTTCGGTGACAAAGATTGGACATCATATTATACGCTTTATCTCTGTCAAAAGGCTCATATGCAGGCTTTGCAAACTTGTATGAGTCCTCGTTTAGATACATTTCTCCAGCGCCATTTATAAACATTCCATAGTTTAAATCTCGCACTAAACGTGATTCAAAATAACTGTTTAACTTATCTGGCTCACCGAGAACATTAATGATTAACCATCTAGCATACTCAGAGTTAGATATCTCTTTTTGTTCGTTTCTTACAGGAGTATGGACTCTTGGTGGAGACATCCATTTTCCGGGGACTACTTCTACGGAATCAAAATGGTCTTCCCATTTCTTAGCGGTTTTGTCCCATTGGTAATACTTCTCAAAGTTAAGTCTTGTGTTTTTTGATAATGTTTCATTTTGCGCATCAGAATTTTCAAAGAATTCTTTTATCTTTTTGGCAGCGTCGTCGTTATCAGGGACTGCTCTATTACAACCTGTCTCTAGTTCGTTGTATAAAGCTTTTGGCTTTAATGGTGTTCCTCCTAACTTCCTTACCACGCTACTCATTGCAGAGTAATCTGTACTCATAACGGGAACTCCACAAGCAGCGGCTTCTACTTGAGGCAATCCAAAACCTTCACTATTGGAATACTGAATATACAAGTCAAATAGATTCATTATCTTTGACAGGTATTCATACGATACTCCTTTTTGAACATTCGATAACCCAGCAGAAAAACTTCCACAGTTAGGGCACTTACTTCTAGCGTCAGAAAAGAAGGCTGGAAAAGCATGCTGACACTGAATACATGAATAGGTAAATAATACTTTGCTAGCAATTCTGTTCTTATTTAAAAGTTTTGGTATATCCCAACCCAAGTCTGGATAGCTAGTATGGCAATATAAATAGACATCAGTTCTTCCTGATGTTTCTAAGAACTTGCTAAACATCTCAAAGAGGTCTGGAAAGAGTTTTCTTCTTTGGTTTCTCATGACAGTCCCAACAAACTTAGTCCCTGCACTAAAACCCATCTCTTCTTTGTGTTTGTTCTTGTCTTCTACTGGCTTGTAAGCTTCATCAGCAGAAGGAGGAGCGCTACCTAGACAATTGATTGTTCCTCTAGATTCTTTTTCTAATACATCATGTCCCCAGTCCGAATAATTAAATACGGCATCAGCATTAGAAAAAGTAGATATCCATTGTTCGTTCTGGGGAGCAGCGTCTACAGTTGGCATTAAAACCCAATGGAAGTATGGGCGAAAAGGAGACCTCTCTTGATACTCAAACATCCAGAAGTCTCGTATGTCACATACGATGTCTGGTTGGAAATTTAATACTACAGATTCAAATCTCCACTCTCCGAATTGATTTGTGGGGATCTCATCGTATTTTTCTTGTTCTTCTTTGTCAGGCATGTTTCCATAAAAAGTCCATGGTATGCCATGTTTCTTAGCTTCTTCATCTCGACCATAGCTAGCAAATTCTGCAAGTTCATATTTTCCAGTAGCGTACAACCTCTTCATAACTTCTCGGAGATATGTAGCATATCCCGTATTTAAATATGTAGCTTCTCCGCAAAACAGGATTCTCTTTTTCATTTGTTTACTTCTTTTAACAATTTTATTATTGCCTTTATTTTGATTTTTACTTCATCTTTACTAGAAGATGTATAGCTAGCAATTTCGCTATTGGTGTAGTTTTGTGTCTTTAGTTTTATTATAAATAAGTCTTCTTCGGAAAGATATTCAGGCAAATAGTCAAGTATGTTATCTTGTGTATTATATAAACGATCTACTTGAGCAACTAGTCTTTGTTCATTTTTCTTTATCTTATCTCTAAGCTTTGATATAGAGTTTCTTATACATACTGTAGCAAATGTACTGAACTTAGATTTAGATTCATCATGTCCTCTAATAGCTTTTAACAATCCAATTAATCCAGCTTGAACGTAATCGTCAAAGTGAGAACTTTCTAAAAAAGAAAGAGCCTGAAAAACAACAAGTCCATAATGTCTATGAACGAGTTCTTCTTCAAGCTCTTCTTGAGTTCTGAATTTACTTTTATTTAGATTCTTGTTTTTGGTTTTCATATGAGTTGAATAGTTTAAATTCTTTTACCCTAAACTTTGTAGAGTGTCTTTTGTTTCCATTTTTGTCAACCCAAGAGTTGTTTCTAGCAGAAGCTACTAAATCAATAATATCGCCTTTAAGACAATAACGCCCAATAGTTTCTCCGCCAGAGTCCCAAGCTTCAAAGTCAAAGTAGTTGACTGTCTTCTTTTTTTCGCCATTTTTTTCTTTTCGGTATTCATTAATGGCGAGTGTAAAAGTGCACAGTTTGGTATTCTCAAACTCTACAACTTTAGGATCTGCTACTAATCTTCCAATAAATCTACAGTAATTTGAAATAGTGTTCATAATTATCCCGTAATCAAAATGAAGTATTATTAATAATTTATAGCTTATTTAATGATTTGTGTCAACTTAATTCTATCACGTTATTAACTATAAACCCGTCGTCTAACTGATATCGTTTCTTTTTAGAATCTTGACCAACTAAGATTACGTCGCTTCCTTCGTAAAGCAAATTCTTAAAGCTTTTCCATTGGTCAGAAAACACTGTCACTGTATCAAGAGTTCCAGTATTATCCTCTACATTTAAAAAGGCCATTTCTAAACCTTTAGCTTTTCCTTTTTTAGCAACGTATCTTTTAACCTCGCTAACAGTTATAGCCATTTTAATGTTACCACGTTTACCTTCCACGAACTGTTTTATGGTTGTGTTAGCAACCGACGTGTCATAGGTTTCTACTTTGGAGTATGTTAAAGCAACCCCTAGATAGTTTTGTTCTGTTCGTATAACCCAGCCTGAATCATCATTTAATGCATACGACGGATTTTTACAATGTTTTACTAGGTCTGTTAAAATCTGAGAACGCTTTGAATTAAAAGTTGAACCACCCTGTTTCTTTGTGGGAGACATCGCTGTTAACAGTGATATTAGATTATCAAATCTATCAAAGTTGTCTTCTGCCCATTCAATCTCTTTTTTAGTCATGTTAGACCAAGTATCTAGCTCGTCCAACATTCTTTGACGAGATTCCGGAAGATGAGAAAAGAAACCAACAGAAATAAGACCTGTTAACATTCTTGAGTTTGCCTTGTTAGAAGCTAACACAAGAAATTCGTACCAAGTTGCATCACAAAGCTCTCTACCAGAGGACTGTTCTAAAAACACAATAGCATCTCTAAATTTTGCAACCTGTTTTATTCCAACAGACTTTATATCAGTAACACCAAAGTGAATCCTGTCGTCAATAATAGCAGTACCTACATTAATCTCTTTTATGGAAGGTGGATTAATATAGATTTCATTATTCTTGGCGTCATTGACAAGCTCTCTCACTTCTTGTTGAGGGTCTGGCTTGCCTCCTGAATGTTTCAAGTAACTACAATAAAACTCAAGAGGGTGGTGAGCTTTAGCATAAGCACTCCAATAAGCACATATGGCATAAGACACAGCGTGAGATTTGTTAAACGAATACCTACTTGAAGCTTCAATCCAACTAAAGATTTCTTCAGCTTCTTCTTCGCTAACAATCTTTTCTACAATGGCTCCCTTTAAAAATTTCTTTTTAACCTTAGCCATAAGGTCTGCTTTTTTCTTACCAATAGCCTTACGAAGATCGTCTGCTTCTTGAAGGTTAAAGCCAGCGAGCTGCTGTACTATTTTCATAGCTTGTTCTTGATATACAAGAACTCCTTGAGTTCCTTTTAGGATAGGCTCAAGAGATTCATGTAAATAAGTTATTTCTTCAGAACCGTTTTTTCTATCAACAAACCTTTGAGTCATTGATTTGCCATCTTGAATAGCTTTCAATGTTCCCGGTCTAATAATAGAAATTAAGGCAGCCAACTCTTCAATGTTCTTTGGCTGAACTCTTTTAGCCCAAGACCTACCAAGATTGCTTTCTAGTTGAAAGACACCCTTAGTTCTTCCTACGCAAATTAATTCCCAAGTAACTTCGTCGTCAAACTTTAATTCAAGTGGGTTAAATGTGGATATTTCCATCAGCAAAAGCCTTTTCAAATTGAACCTTAGGGGCAACACGTCGATAGAGCTTCATAAAGCCTATCATCAAATTAGCAGTATCTTTAACATCTTGTAAAGCATCATGAGCGTTTTCTTTACTCATACCAAACAAGTCTCTCATTGAGTCCATGCTTAAAGATTTAATATCTGCATTGTTCTCCATCCACATCCAGACATTATCCATAACGTCAACTCGATGGATTTTATTAAAAAGAGTTTGTTTACCAGTCTTCTTATCAATTGGGCCGTATAGCTCACACATTCGCTGCACGATAGGCATGTCAAAACCTACGATATTGTACCCAGCTGCAATTGGGGCATAGTAAGGAGTCCCTTTAAAATTGTATTTGTTTACAAAATTCCCGAACTTCTTCCAGACAGTTCTTTCTGATGGAGCCTTTGCTAGCTCTTTTCTAGTCTTTCCATTAATCGCTAAAGCTTCATCTTCAATAGGATCTAATCCCATCTCGATAGCTTCGTCGTCATCTAAGATAGGTCGAATTAAACTTTCAAAATATCCGTCTGGTTGAATAGTTAATTTCCTACCATGAATGGCCACTGCGGCTATTTGCACTGGTTGTGTTTTGTCTGGATTTCGAGAACCAGTCTCAAAGTCAAAAACGATAATATCCCTATAATTCATAGCTACACCCTTTATCTAATTTTTCTTCTAATTTCAAAAAATTTACCTAACGCTTCTTCAATGTCATCATAAAGCTCGCTAAAGAACTTTGAATGAACTTGGTATCTTATTTTCTTGTTCATTGGTGAATAAAAGTCATTTATGCAACATATGGAAAGGTTTTTATACTCTACATATCTTCCAGACGTTATTTTGCATCTTATTGATTGCTTATAACTCATTTTAATTTTATCAGACATGTCTTTCCTTCAGTTGGTCTCTAATACTCATCATTTTATCCATTAAAGAAATTCCTAAAATATCAAACTTAACATGACCCATTGCTTCTAGGTCGTTCATTTCCATTCCGGCTATCTTTTCAGAACCTCTTTTGTCCCTAACCATAGGGCATACGTCGTTAAGGTCGTGAGAAGATATAACAACACCAGCGGCGTGCTTACCTTGTGATTTAAATGTCCCTTCGATTCTCATCGCCTGTTCAAAGAACTTAGCGTGGTCGCCTTCAAGAGAGCCATCATCATTTAATCTACAATAGTCTCTAAGGGCATCCGGTTGATTCATTAATGTCCAATTGATAACAGATGGATTATCCATTTCAGACAATTGGTCAGATACTTCATGTTCGTGAGGTAGACTTTTGGTGATAGAATTCATTTCTTCAAAACCACAAGCGTCATTCATTCTGAGAACTTCTTTTAAAGCACTTCTTCCTTGAAGTCTTCCGAAAGTAACCATTTGTCCAACACGTTTTGATCCGTATTTCCCTCGAATATAATCTATTGTTTCGTCTCGTTTATTTGCGGGTACATCAATATCGATATCAGGAAGTGAAACTCTGTCAGCAGTATTACGACCAGCATTATAAAATCGTTCAAATAGTAATCCGTACTCTATAGGGTCTACCTGTGTGATACCTACTAAATAAGATATTAAACAACCTGCTGCACTTCCTCTACCCGGCCCGGGAATATGATTCTTCTTTACGACACTATCAACTATGTCTCTAACAATTAAGAAATACCCAGCTAAATTTGCCTCGCTGATTACATCAAGTTCTTTTTTAATCTGGTCTGTGTATATTTGTTTAATTTCTACGCCATTAATTTTACCCGTTGGTTCTAACCTGCTTTTCCAACCCTGTCTACATAACTCGCGAAGATATGTGTCTTCTGATTTTTCTTTCGGGCATTTGAATTTAGGAAGCATTGGCCTACCAAGAATATCATAGTCTTCGCACATAGAAGCTATCTGCATTGACATTTCTATTTCTTGTGGAGTGTTAACAGCTTGTATTTCTTCTAAAGAAGGAATGTGGAAATTATTAGACCTGATAAAACCAGAAAAAGAAGCATCTCCTGTTTCCTTTAACTTCTTTCTTACGTCTCGTAAAGTTGTTCTCATTGAAGAACACAATAAAAGAAGTTGGTCTTCTGCGTCTTTCTTCTCTGGGTAATGTGAGTCAGCAGTTGCTACAGTACGATATCCGTACCTCTTTGCTACGTACCTTAAACCCTGAGCTACTAAACTGGCTGCCGGAGAATTCTCTTGGTCAATTGCTTGTATTTCAACAAAAAAGTTTTCTTTACCAAAAATATCTATATACTGATTAGCCATTGCGACAACATTGTCTACCCAATCAGGATGGGTGAATCTTTTAGCTTCTTCTTCTGTTCTAGAATTATAAGCAGACCTAGCGTCAGAAAATATTACATTTGCTAGATCACTTCCAAGATGACCACTAAAAGCAATCAGGTCTCCATTAGCAAATTCGCCTAATGTTTTTAAATCTAATCTAGGCTTGTAGTAATAATTCTCTTCATCATTACTCTTAGAGACCGCTTGTATTAGATTGTCCCATCCCTTCTTATTCTTAGACAGAACACATAGATGACTAAGCTTCCTATTTTCTTCGTTGTGAATAGTTGTATCTTGCTTGCTTAGGTAAAACTCGCACCCTAATATTGGCTTAATATTTTTTTGTTTCATAGCCTGTGTAAACGCTACAGCTCCTGATATAGTCCCGTGGTCAGTTAAGGCACAAGACTCATAACCAAGGTTAGAACAGCGTGAGGCTATCTGTGCGGGCCTGCTAAGGCCATCAAGCAAAGAATAGTGGCTATGAAGGTGAATGGGAGTCCAATTTGTCATTTTTTATCTTTCTTATCGTCGTCAACTAATCTACCGCCACCGTCTCCGTAGGTAGTAATTTTATCAATAACTCCATACTCTTCAACAACTGCGTTTACACCTTTTTCTACGAGTTCATCTCGTATGTGTTGGCAAACGCTTTTCCCAGAGTTTTCATACTCTTCGCTAAACTTGCAAAGCCTTTGACACTTCCAATGTTTATGTTCATTAGAAAGAAGTCTGGGGTTTTGAATATCTCTGATTTGTTCAAATTTCTTGCGTAGTATGTCTTCCGCTTTTTTGTAATCGTCTTCGTCAAATACAAAGGAAAACAAACCACCAGCGTTAATGTAATATATGCTTACTGAGAATTCACGATCAGGATACATATTTTTAAGGGCATAGTAATACAATAATAACTGAGTGTCGTTTTGTAGCTTACTGTATGTTTTTTCTTCGCCAGTTGCCCAGTCTAGCCTCTTCCCTGTTTTGTAATCTAGTATCTCGTAATACTCTTCGTTTTGTTTAAGTATTAAGTCAACCGTTCCTTTGATTGATAAATACCCTTCAATAGTTTTTCCACCAAGCTCGTATGAATACTTAGCCCACGGCTTCTTAATTTCGAAGTCGAAAAACAATTCCGTAGCAACCACATCTTGGTTTCTAGGATCTAACACTCCACCTTCATAAGCTACTGCTTTTTCGGCCCATGACAAACATTTTCTTTTGTCTGCTTGGGTTATATTGACTTCTGGAAAAGCAGAACTGTAATATTCAAAAGCGATATCATTGAGCAATTCAAGATCATCGCATTCTTCTAAAGTAAGAGTTCTTCCTGTTTCTTCGTCTTCTACCACATCAAGGTTATTAAGGATAGCAACCTTTTTATCTCCAAGAGTCTGCATTACCTTATGGGTTATTGTTCCCATTAAGGCTTTTTTATTAGTCTTGTCTCTGAAAGATAGATTGTACTGCAAAAAATACTTTTGCTGACAAAACTCTAACGTTCCTAAACTACTGCTTCGGTGGTAACAAACTATCATCTAAGGGCTCTATTTCCGATATGGGCAGGTTATACATATCTACATGAGTTTTAAAACCATTCCGTTTATCAATTTCGCCAGTCTTCCAAATCTTTGCTCTCGCAAAGTAATCTTCGGGCTCTGCCTGCCCGACTATCCAAATACTTTTAATACCACGATAAAGCCTACGGCTCTCTTTCATCGTCATATTTTCAAATTCAATACTTACAAAAATATATAACTCTGGTCTCTGATGAGTGCTTGTTTTAGCAACAGACACATCATAATAATCCAAAGGTTTAACTGTTCGTCTTTTTGTTTTAACTTCGATCTTACGGTCATCTCTTGCCCAGATGTCGTAGTCGTATTTGTTACTGCCTTTATCGCAGCTAATTATTTGAGCTTCGATATAACTCGCTACGGCTTCTTCTCCTAAGTAACCGGCGGCATTACCACCACCTTTAAGAATAGAATTTCTAATTCCACCCAGCTGCTTTGCTTTTTTCTGGGCCCGTGTTACCATTCTATCATCCCAAGGTATACTTATGAGCTTTTTGTTGTTATCCATCCCCATTTTCTTAATACTTCCATGAGTTTAATATTAGTTTCGTTTATACTCAGTTTCTCATTGTCTAGAATGTAATCGAAAGTGCTGTCAGATTCTTCTCCGTCTAAGGCGGTTTCACTAGGATGACTATCTTCATGAGGCTTTCTTGTTAGTCTAATTACTTTTCCACCAGCCTTTTGAATAGACTCAACCTCATTAGGAAAACGGACATCTGGAACAATAGCCAAATCTGTGCCACTAACATTTATCCTATTTATGCAATTGTCAACCCATATAGTAGATTTCATTTTTCTACATACGTCAGTTCCAAAGTATTGGAGAAATTCTCTAGCTGTCATTTCTCCTTTATTAGAAGAAGAAGATGGTAGGTCTTCCCAGTTGACGCTAATTGTTGTGTTTTTTTCTTCGTCAGTGCCGTAACATTGAGACTCTGTTAATCCAAACAATTGCATAGAGATAATCTTTAATGGGTCTGCAAAGCTAAAAGGTTTAACGTATGGCCATATTGAAACATCTGCATATGACATGAATTCATTATCTTTACGTTCGATATCTAGTATTCCCAGTCCTTCTACTTCATTACCCTTTTCGTCTAACTGAATAGCGTTGACTAATAGATTTCCATCTTCGTTCATGAGAAATTTCTCAACGACATCGTTAAGTCTCATTTGATACCCATGAAGGAATTTGCTGCAAGTAGTCTTTCCACTTTGCTTTGCTCCAGAAAATCCTATTATCTTAGTCATTGTCAATATCCTTTATGATTGGTTTTATTTGTTTATTTATTTGTTCTATAGTCATTTCACCGACATCTTTTAAATCAATATCTATGGTTACTATATCAAATAAACTGCCACACTTCTTATATATTTTACGATTAGCCTTTGCTCCAGCCTCATCATTATCTGGCAATAATACTAAAGTGGTGGCTCCTGAAGTTTCAAGTATTCTTATTTGCGTATCTGTCAGTCCAGAACCAAACATGCCGACTACATTCTTAATTCCCGCCTCCCAAAGTCTCCAGACATCTCCCTGTCCTTCAACCAATACTGCCATCCTTGAACTCTTAATATAATCTCTTGAGAGCCAATATCCATAAAGCCAAGCTCCAGCATAAAACTTCTTAGAATTTACCCACTTGCGACCATTATAGTCTTCGTGCATTATTCTTCCAACACATCCTACCATACATTCAAAGTCGTCGTCGTACACAGGAGCAACAACTCTGTCTCTCATTTGTTTTCTAGAATCTGAACAAACCCCAACATCAAATTCGTCTAATACAGATTCTGAGTATCCTCTATCAAGATAATATTTTGCGGGACGAGACAATGCTTTTCTTGCAACACTTCTATTAACGCCAGACTTTTTATTCTGCTCTCTTTTCTTGAAGTTATTTTCAATTCCACAAAATGATTTCTTATTAAAATCCATATTGTTAGAACTTTTTACGAGATCTTCAAAATTAGTTTCAACTAACTTCATTGAGAAGTCAACAGCTTCGTTGAATGTTATTTCTTTATCTTGGAACTTACTGAGTAAAGCCCTGATAAGACCAATTGGAGTGTTGATATTATCTTCTTCGCATCCTTGAGTCCAACATTTCCATATTCCAAAATATGAATGTTCTGAATCAATCGTCATTGTAAAAGCGTTAGGATTGTCTCCGTCGTGAATAGGGCATGCGCAAGATATGTATTCACCAAAATTTTGGATTGGTATTCCAAAATGACCGAGAACTCTTTGTATGTTTGACGCTATTTTGTCAGATAGCGCTTTTAGCTCTTTGTTTGATAATTGTTTCAAAAAGGTTTCTCCGTATCTACTTCTTCTTCAACAATAAAATCTTCTTCTTCATTACTTACTTCGTTGTCGAATCCTTCTTTTTGCCTCTTCTGTTCTAGTATATATTCAGACTTAGTAAAACCTTCGTCTATTCTTCCATACTCACCCATCATGTTCATATTGATATAATCATATTCGTCAGCTAATCCCCCGCCGTGCCTAGCGGCAATTGGTACTAACTTTCTATTTCCACTCGTTCCACCATCTTCTGCTATCTCTTCGTCTGACTTTCGTTTAAAGATTGTTAAACTAGCACAGAGCCATACTAAACGGTCAGAGCCACTAATAACATCACTAGATTCTCTTGTCACGCCATCTCGGTTCAATTGAACAAAACTCAAACACGGAGCATCGTACTGAATCATAAAATTAACAAGTGTAGTCATCTGAAATCCTAACACTTGGAATTCTTGCATTCCACCAGACATCTGGTCTGAGTGCATTAGTTTTAAGTAATCATAAATTATTAAACAAGGCTTAGTTCTTCCGTTCTCATCGCATCCAACCTTTTTAATAACCCATCTACGCATAATAGAGATGGTCTCTTCAAACGATTTTCCAGCAATGGTTACATAGTCACAAGGCATTTCTTTTATACGCTCTGCTGCCTGTCTAACTCTTTCTTCTCTGCCTTTTGTTTTTGAAAAAGACCCAGTAGCTATGTCATTGATTTCTATATCACTAAGATTGGCTAGTATTCTATTTACATGGTCTTCTTTTGACATCTCAGTGTCTAACATCAAAACTGGGAGACCAAGCTTTCCAGCTACATGTAATGCTACTGCATCAGCGAACATACTCTTGCCCGTTTTTGGTCTGGCTGCTATTAGATCTACTGATTTTCTTCTAAAGCCACCACCTATAGATTTATCAAATCTAGGAAACCCACTGCTTATACCCATCGATTCAGATGGATTATTTATCAGGTGGTCTATATACTCTTCAATATCTTCACTCATGTCAACAGGTTTGTTTTCTACCTGATTATTTAAATCAGAAGATAGCTCTAGAAAAGGAGCCTCTCCAATGTTTATTATCTGACTGACAGTTTCGTCTCCTGTCATGTCTCTAATATCAGACCGAACTTTTAAAGCCCTTCTATCAAGCTCTCTGCCAATTGTAAACTTGACTAACTTTTTAGCCTGACTTCTTACATTTTCGGGAGCTATGTATATGCTAGATAATTTCTTTACGTAATCGCTAGGAACCTTATCAACAAATACACCATCTAGTCCTATAGACTTAGCGGCACTAAACAAAGAAGGAAGATCAACAGTTGTGGATTCTTCAAACACTTTCTTGAGACAGGCAAACAATATTTGATGCTTATCGTCAGTGAATGAATCAACGTTCACAAGATCGTCAACGTCAATAAACGCTTCGGAACCATGTCGTACTAATCCTGCTAGGACGGCTCTTTCAGCCGTGATGTCATTAATTTCTTTAGTCATTAACCGACACACTTATCACATCGGTGATAGCTTCCGGTTTTGTAGACAGGGTTGATTTCTTCTACGTTACCACAAACATGACACTTTACTTCAACAAGAGAAATCCCTTTTCTACGTGGTGTTCTGCCTACTTCAGGAGTTTTTAATTCTTCTTCGGTAGATTCCGTTCGGTCGTCAACAAAGGTATTTTCACCAATTTTTATTGACTCTCTTCTGCCAAATTTAGTTTTATCTTGTTCTCTGGGGCTTGTAGAAAAATCTAACCCCTTACTCGATGTTTGTGTTTCTAATTCTTCTTCTTCTTCTTCTTTTATTTCTGTGACGACTGACTCTGTTTGCTGTTTGATAGTTTCTCCCGTAAGAAGCCTGTAGCCTTTAATAACTTTCTCCATGTCGTCTTTAATGATTCCATCTTTTATAAGTTGTAATGGCGAAACGCTCATGATTGACCCCTATAATGTTTTTTCTTACTAAGTTCTATTAACGTGTCGGCTTGTTTTCTTGAATCTCGAATTGTATCAGAAGACATAATAACCTTGCCTTCAACTACTCGTTTAACTCTCCAAACCTTCTGAACAAAATCATCTTCTTTTATTACATGGTTAACTTTGACTTCCCATTTAGTAAACTTATCAAAGTTATCCGACCTACCCGCAACAGCATGGTTAATAAACCCTTCACACCATTTTAAACGAGCGACTTCTGCATTGTGTCGTTTTTGCAAAAATCCACAATAGCTATAAAGGACGTAAGCCTTTTCGCAACACTCTTCTGAAGTTAATGACTTAAGATCAAGACTAGTTAGGTTTAATATTTTTTCAACCTCGGCGCTTGGTTCTACCTTAATCACATCAGACATATAGCTGTCTAAGTTAGACATGAACTGATCTAGTTTATCTATTGATAATAGTTTGTCGCCAGTCATCCTCTGTTCCTGCATAGCTTAATGTTATTAGTGTTATTGAATTGTTTTCAAGCCATCTAGCTTTGTCTCGGTCTCTTGCTTTTGATTTTCTGAAGCCCTGTTGGTTTCCATGAAAATGGGCGACAAATTCAAAATGCTGCCGCCCGTGTACTTCTACCGCTAACGAATGAGACGGTATCAAGAAGTCAACAAATAGCGTAGATTTTCTTGATGGTTTATTTGAGCCCGGTAACGGAGCTTCTTCGAAAATTGTATCATACGGAAATTGTTCATGCAAGATCTTTCTTGAAAGAATATGCAATTTACTTCGAGGTCTTTTTTGGTCACCGGACACTATACATTTTGACAAGTTCCATAATCGTTCTCGGCCATCAAAACCAATAGCTTTCAAGACAACATTTCCTTTAATGAATTTTGTAAAGTCGGCCACAGGTCGTTATTAGTCAAGAAATCTCTGAGCTTTTGCTGCCCTTGAAATTTAACGAATTTAGTAATCTTCTCTTCATCTTCTATATCTATTTTGGCTTCTTCAAGAATCTTTTTTATCAACTGTGGTTCATCTACAAGGAAGTCACAAGTGTACCAAGCTCCAGCAGCGGAAATTAAATCGAAATCATTTGCTTGGTCAAACATCTCTTGTTTAAAATCAATACCCGTTCCATAACGAAGCCAGCCAGTAGCTTCTCCACCAGTGAATCCACCTAATGCTGAAGTAACAATCTTCCAATGAAGAACCTGCCCAATTTGACGGCCATCGTTCTTTTCTTTCCACGGCTGAATCCAAGCTATCTCAAGAATAGTATCTGCCTGATAACGAACTTTAACGCCTCCATCAGCAACTTTCTTTTTCCCCATTCCTCCAGTGTTAGCAATGAAGTGTGTAATCATGATGATAATAGCTTTTTGTTTAGGAACTACGCTACTCATCTTCTTACAAAAGTTAGATAGAATTCTTGGAACTCCGGGCCTATAATCTCCTCGGACTTCTTCATCTAAATCTCGTTGTGCTATTAAGCTAGATATTGAATCAATAATAACTACACAGTTAGGATAAGCTTTT